AGACGCAGCTGCTGGAAGCGCGGGATGCGCCCGCCATTCACCCGCCACAGGCTCACGGTGGTCTGCGAGATCCCCAGCGCCTGGGCGATCTTGGCCTGGGTCTTGTACAGGGCAATCACGTCGTCATAATTCATGACCGGCCATTATACGAGCATGCTCGTAGGTTGGCAAGATGAGCACGGAGCCATTTAACGAGGACACTCCTAACGCCGACCTGACGGAAAATACACAGGAGCGGAACGGCGAGGAGTCAGCAATTCGCAAGAAAGAGGAACGCCACACACCGAAGGCGGCAGGACAGCGATTGCGCGATGCGCGCAGCGACCGGGCATTGACGCAAGCCGAACTGGCCGAGCGGATCGGCGTGACGCAGACGGCGGTTTCGCGCTACGAGCTCGGGCTGGACACACCGGGTGGCAATGTGCTGCAGCGCCTGCTCACGGTGCTGGAGATCAACTATCCGTGGTATGCCGAGGGCTCCGGGCCCCGTGATGCCCCCGAGCACAAGATCTCGCAGGAAGCCCTCAAAATCGCGCAGGCCTTGGATACGTTGCCTGCGGCCAAGCGTGATGAGATTTTTGCGCTCATCATGTTCTGGATCAACCGCGCCAAGAGCAAACTGTGATCGACCCGCAGCGCACGCGCACGCTGGGGCTGTACGTGCTGGAAGAGCACCGTCCGGTGCAATGCTTCGATCTGCACGCCTGGTCCGACTGGATGTGGCAGCACGCCCAGGAGCGCATCGTCGCCAAGACCGAGATCGACCCGGATATCGAGGTGTCCACCGTGTTCCTGGGCATCGATCACAACTTGAGCCGGTATTTCGATCCGGATGACCAACCCAGCGCCCCGTGGGTGTTCGAGACGATGATCTTCGGCGGTCGACACGACCAATTCCAGTACCGCTGCGCTACTTGGGAGCAGGCCGAAACCGCGCACGCACAAGCCTGCGCGATGGCTTCAATCCGCTCGGGGCCGACGCACTAGCCCGGCGAAGAGCTCCGGGGCCTGGTAGCGAAAGCGTGCGCGCTCCCGCGGGGTGAGCGAGCACCACCAGCGCTGAATCTGGCGCGCGGTCAGCCGGGGAGGGCGTTTCTTAGCCTGCACCCGAGTCTCCTGGGCCTCTCGTGGGCCGCATCGAGCCGCCATTATCCGATGTTTTCTTTCCGTCATACGTGTCATAAAACGCACACGGCGCATTATACGAGCATTGTCGTAAATAGGTGTTGACAGGTATACGAGGATTCTCGTAGACTGATGCTCGTGATGAACAGAACATGCAAAGGGATGGAGATGAACACGCAGCAGCACACGCCGGGACCGTGGAGCACGCTTGCGGATTGTAGGCCCGGGGCAAGCCGCAACCTAATCGCAGCGTATCGCGACGACCAAATGATATTTATAGCGCAAGAAGTGCGCGATCAGGATGCCGAGCACATCGTCCGCGCCTGCAACGCTCATGACGAACTGGTAGCGGCGTTGCGCGCAATGCTGGACGTTGTGGGATCGCCTAACAACAACATTAGCGATCTGTACAAAGGAGCGATTAAGCACGCCCGCGCAATGCTCGACAAAGCAGAGTCGGTGTCATGAATCTCTACCGCGTCGCGTTAACGCACAAGGTTGCGCTGAAGCGTCTGCGTAGACGGACAACATGGATCGTGATGGCAGCAACACCGCAGGCCGCAGTTGAGACGCTGCGGCAGTCCGATCCTGGCGTCTTCCAGTACGAACCACGCATTGATGTTACTGCGCATCTGGACTTTGTGGCAAAGCTGTCCAGCGTGACGGTACCCGCCCGCGCCGCCCTGGCTAAAGCCGAAGAACAATCATGAGCATGCTGTGTCCCCGCTGCCAGGCTGGCAATCATTTCTTCCGGCAGTTGACCGACGAGGGCGATTGGTGGTGCCGGTTCTGCGGCCTGACGGTGTATGCACACGAGATGAGCCCCGAGAACATCGCTGAAGCGAATGCCGAAGCCGAAGCCCGATATCAGAGCCTGTCATGACCACCACACAAGCCCGCACGTTCCGCGCACGCCCGAAGAGCATGCCCGCCATCGTCTATCACTACTGGGAAGATCTGGTGATTGCCAAGCGCGAGGGTTGGCGCTCAGGCGACCCGCAGGGCATCGCCGGCACACCGACTGAAGCAACCCGAAAGCTCGTAGCGGAGGAGGCCGCCTACTACGATGAATAACATTCACCCCACACTGGTCGATGCGATCCTGCCGTTCGTGTCCCAACAAACCCGATTCCAGCGCAAGCAACTGGAGCAGGAAAAAGCCGCTGCCGAGGCCGCGCTCGATGAACTGCGCAAAGTCGGCACCTGGGTGCGCCTGGCCGGCTCGCACGACCGTTACATGATCGATGGAGTGGCCGACATCCTCGTCAAGCGCATCGCGCTGCTGAATTTCAAACTGAAGGAACTGGGATGAACGACATCACAACGGGCAATGGCGACATCATGGAACAGGTCATCATCAAGGGCGATCTGGCCAAGTTGACGCCGCAGGAGCGCGTGCTGTACTACAAGGCGGTCTGTGCATCGGGCGGCTTCAATCCGCTCACCAAGCCGTTCGAATTCATCAATCTCAACGGCAAGATGGTGCTCTATGCCTTAAAGGGCGCCACCGACCAGCTGCGCGAGTTGCGCGGCGTGTCGGTCGAGGAGATCCAGACCACGCGCCAGGACGACATGATCATCGTATCGGCCAAGGTGCGCGACAAGGCCGGCCGCACTGATGCCGATGTGGGCGCCGTGTACGTCGGGGGCTTGAAGGGCGAAGCGCTCGCCAACGCCATGATGAAGGCGCAGACCAAAGCGAAGCGCCGGGCGACGCTTTCCATCTGCGGCCTGGGCATGCTCGATGAAACCGAGGTGGAGACGGTGCCCAACGCGCAGCCCGTGCACATCGATCATGACACCGGTGAGATCACCAACGGCACGAAGCCGGTCGAACTGCCGCCTGCGGCCAGGGACATCGCCCGGCGCGGCATGGCGGCCCTGGATGCCTGGTGGAAGGAAATCGGCCGGGAAGGCCGCATCGCCATCGGCGCGCAGGGCCTGGCGAGCCTGAAGGCCATTGCCGCGGAGGTGAAAGCGCCGGCCGAAGAACAGAAGTCCGAAGCACCCGATATCGAATTCGTCCAATCCTACGAGGGCAATGCGTAATGAATGCACCGCTCAGCATGGAGGCGCTCATGCAGCGTCAGTTCATCCGGCAAGATGATCCGCTGTGGCACCGTGTGCGCATCGGCTGTCTCACGGCGAGCCGCATGAAATCGGCCCGGGCAATGCTGAAAAGCGGCAAGGGCGAGATGGCCGAGCGCTACAAGTACAAGCTCGAACTGGTGACCGAGCGGCTCACCAGCAAAGAGGTGAAGCACTTCGTCACCCAGGCCATGCAGGACGGCATCGATCGGGAGCCCGCAGCGGGCGAGCTCTACGAGGTGCTCACCGGCACCCTCATCGAGATGGGCGGATTCATGGCTCACCCATCGATCCGCTGGCTCGGCGCATCGCCGGATCGGCTCATCGGCGCCGATGGCCTGGTCGAGATCAAGTGTCCTACCGAATGCACCTTCACCGAGTGGCTGCTCTCAGAGGAAATCCCCGAGGAGCACGTCGACCAGATGGTGACGCAGTTGATCTGCACCGAGCGGGCCTGGTGCGATTTTGTGGCCTATCACCCCGATTTCCCGCCCGACAAGCAATTGATCGTGCGCCGGTTCATTCCCTCGGCGGAGCAGATCGCCGCGGTGGAAGCCGATGCGCAGCGGTTCCTGGCCGAAGTCCAGGCCCTGTACCAGCAACTCGCCTAAGAACAAACATCCATGGAACGCGCGTCACGGGAGATCCGCTAACGATATCAAGGACCCGTTGACATGCCGATGATTCCTTACGCGCCTGAGCTCCCCGAGGGGCTCGCCTTTTCCGCCACCCAGGAGGGCCGCGACTTCCTGCCGCAAATCACCGCCGCGCTCAAACGCTACGGCCACCTGGCGCTTGAGATCTGCACCACCGGCAAGCCCGACCAGCCCCCGGGCATGGACCCCTTCCCCGGCAACATCCAGTACGGCATCACCCAGACCATCCTCGTGCCCCGCAGCGGGACATTCATGGGCCGCATGAGCAACATCACCATGCTGCCCTGGTTCACCCCCCTGAACGGGGTGGCCCTGGGCATGTGGCCAACCTGGAGCGCCGGCGCCCAGCAACCCAACTCGCAGCGCATCGAGGGCATCGCGATCGCCGGCCTCGGTAGCGACAACGCAGCCGTGTTCTCGGTGGGCATGACCGCCGATCAGTGCAACAGAATGTTTACCCACGATCTGCATATGTGGCATCAGCGCATCGGCTACAACATCCTCAACCCGCAATATGGGCATCTGGAATTCATCCACTCGAGCTTCTGCGCGATCGGCATGGTGATTGCCGTGTTCGGCCCGCCGCAGGCCGCAGGCGGCGGCTTGGACATCGAGCGCTGGGGTCTTTACTACGACTGGGGACCGACCGATAACGGCAGCAATTGCAACGGCATCGGTTTGGTTCACGTGCGCGGCGGCGGCTCGCAGTATTCGCCGTTCCTGCTGAAAGGCGCCTACTTGAGGGACAAAGCGCAGGCGATCGCCATCATCCGCGATCCCTCCAACCCCGATACGCCCGGCTATGGGGTGTGCCTGCGCATCGAGAACGGTTCCACCGAGTACCAGTGGGGCGGGCAGGGCGGCGAAGACGAGATCGTCGATACGTACAGCAACGGTCAGCGACTCTATGACGGCAGCGCGCAGGTGCCCCTGGCCGTGCTGGTCGGTCCCGCAGTCATGCCCCTCGCGAGCCCCGCCACGCTGCCGGCGCCGGGCTTCGTGCAAGGACAGGTGTCGAGCGTGAACGGCGCACCGATTCAATACAACAACTACGACATTCCGCTGTGGCCCGGTGACGTGGTGGAGGGCGCCAATCTGCAACTCCTCACCCACGCCTCCGGCACCGTGTACCCCATCACCACCCGCGCGGGGCTCATCTACATCGATCGCAACCGCGGCCTGTATCTGCCGAAATACTCCTTCAACAACAACTTCGCGGCCCTGTTGTGCCAAGCCGAGGACGGGGGCGTGTTGAATCTGGGCGAGGTCGCCTTCGGCGGGCGTGCGACATTCGGGTTCAGGGCGAGGGGACCGAATGCGCGGGTGAATTTCGATGACATCTTGCCCTCCGGTTACGTGCGCACGCACTGGGAAAACATCGGCCGGCGCCCGCAGCATTTCTCAGGCGGGATCGAGGCGCTTAATACGCACCAGCGCTCGGTGATGCTCGCGATGATGGGCAACGGCCCGGTGACCGGGGGCACCAACCCGGTGGCGATGACCACCAACGTGTGCGCCGATGCGGCCAGGAAAACGCTCACCTTCAAAAAAGGCGCATCGCCCACCGCAGATCATGCCCGCTGGCCCGCTATCAGCGTCGCTGCGGGGATCTGGAACCTGGCAAGCATCTGGCTCAAGGCCGCCGAGACCGTGCGCGTGATGGCGCACGTACGCACCACCGATGGCATCAGCTGGGTAGCCGGTTCCTCGCCGGGTCATAACGCCGATCCGATCAGCCTTCCGATCGGGCCCACCGGCACGACGATTTACAACCCGTTCGGCTACGACGGCTCGGGCTATCCGGGTCCGACCTATTTCGGCTGGGACAATACCAATTGCGGCATCACGTTCACCGATTTCACGGGACTTACCGTCACCTCGACCAACCCGGGGCCGATCGGCCCGCCCCCCATCATGGGCGGGGGCAATCCGGCCAGCGGTCCGTTCCTGCTCGGTGATAACGGCGGCCAGGAATCGAGCATCCTGCCCCCGGACAACAAGCTCGTATATCACTACACGAGCGCAGGACCCGGCGCATCGATTGTGGCGCGCTGCGCCAACCCGGAGGCGCTCACCCTGTGGGCGGGACTGTGGCAGGAGATCGCCGTGCTGTGGCCGGCCGAAACCAACGTCAGCTTTGCGCTGTCGCTGGCGGCCACCCCGGATCACGACATCGCCCTTGAGTACGGCGGATATTTCAGCCAGGGCTCGCCCATCGGCGGCATCTTGCTGCCACCCACCGTGATTGTGAGAGAAGCCAATGTCATCACCCGCCCCTGAGTTCCCGAATGGACTGCCCAGCCTCCAGGCGCAAATCGCCTATATGGAACTGCCTATAAACGGGGGCATGCCAGAGGACTACCAAATGGCCGAGGCCATCCTCGCCAGCCTGCGGGAGTTGAAGGCGCGCAGAGAGAATTTTGAGCAGCAGATTGCGCACATTAACGAATGGCTGGAGAAAGAATGAACGACACACCGACCGGACTGCCGAGCCTCCAGGCGCAGATCGCCTATATGCAAACGGGCATATTGCCCGCTACCGTCACGTACACGCAGATGGAGCTCGCCATTCTCACCAGCCTGCACACGCTGCCGCTGGTCGAAGCTGACCGCGATACCAACGCGAAGAACGTGCAAATATTGAAAGACACGCTCGAGAAAATCATCGGCGTGTGGGCGTTGCCGCACGATCGCTTCAGCGGATTCGCCCAGCAGATGGATCAAGCCATGCAGGATGCCAAAGCCGCCCTTGCAAGCCTCACCTATACATTCCCCGTGACAGAAGATATGCCGGTGGTGCTGGGAGCATAGACATGAGCGTTAAACCCAATGCGCTGGATACCGTTGTTGAGCCTGCCGCTCGCCGGCTGCGTCATCATCCAGGTCGAGATGCCCTGCTACGAGCACGACGTGCGCTTCACCTGGGGCATTTTCACCATCTCGAGTTGCGTCAGTAAACGCGAGCGGCCCGCGATGAGCAATCCCGACAAAGCACCGCCGAATGCGAACGCTGGGCTGGGCGGCTAAAAGTGGCGCTGTCAATCGTGCCCATCACATTGGCCGAAGCGAATGCCTATATCGCGCTTCATCATCGTCACAACAAGCCTACAGCTGGCTGCAGGTTCGTAATGGGATGCGCCAATGCAGGTAGCCTTGTAGGCGTATGCATTGTTGGCCGTCCCGTCAGTCGCCTACTGGATGATGGTCATACTGCAGAAATCAATCGCGTCTGTACCGACGGCACTAAAAACGCCTGCAGCATGCTGTATGGCGCCGCCCGCCGGGCGGCGCGAGCGCTGGGATATGACCGAATCATCACTTATACGTTGCCAGAGGAAGGCGGTAGAAGTCTGCACGCAGCGGGTTTTCACTTCAAAGGTGATGCCGGTAATTCATCGACGCAATGGCATAACCGTCCTGGCCGTTCAGTACAACCTATCGGCGATGATCTTGTCGGCGGTAAGTGGTTGTGGATGGCATAAGAAAATGCGATGAGCGAAGACACGCGCCTGTTGAAGATGAAAAAATTCTGCGACGAGACGGGGTATACCATTCCTGCCGTGCAGGGAAAGATCCGCACACGCAAATGGACCGAAGGCGTGCAGTACCACAAAGCGCCGGACGGAAAAATACTGATCGACATGGGAGCATTCCGAAGATGGGCCGAAGGGCAACAATCACCCCCCGAAAAAAAGGCAGATCCAGTTACGAATTCCGCATCTTCTGGCAAGGCAAGACACATCGGCCATCCCTGAATCTGCACGAACACGCAGCCAAGGTGCTCGCTGATCGGCTACAGACCAAACTGGATCTGGGCACGCTCGACATTGCCTTTCTGAGCAGCACCTTCCCGCGCTATTTCAGCGCGCAGGCGCCCACCTTGGGCGCTGAAGAGGCCGCGCGAAATACGATCGCCTACCGCATCGCCGCCTACGTAGCGCTTGCCTGGGACACGCTCAAGCCCTCCAACCGGCGTCCGTTCGCCAGTCATCAGCGGTTCTGGCTGGCGCAGCTGGGCGCTGAGACGACCCTCGAGCAGTTGCCGGCCAAGCTCGAGGGCGTCGTGCACACGGGGAAGGCGAAGACCCGGGCGGCCAAGCGCGCGTTCCTGCGCGGGGTGCTGGCGCTGGCCAAATGGGACATCACGGTGCCCGGGGAGGCGGAGATCGCCGTGCTGCGCACGCGCCGCGGCACGCAGCGGCCCAAGATCGATCCGTTCTCGGAAGCGGAGCGCGACCGCATCATCGGCTGGTTCGAGCGCGAGAACGCGACCGATGCGCAGCGCGAGTGGGGCGACTATCTCACCGTGGCGTTCTATTCAGGCATCCGACCGGGCGAGCAGTACGCGCAGCGCTGGGACCGTGATATCGACTGGGTGCGCAACGAGCTCATCATCCAGTGGGCGGTCTCTGGCGAGATCGAGATCGACGAGACGAAGACCAACTGCCTGCGCCGGGTGTGGATTCACCCCATGGCGATGGCCGCGCTCAAGCGCCAGCGCGCCCGCACCCAGTTTGCCAAGCATGGGCACCTGTGGCAGCTACCGGGCGAGGGCATGCCGGTGGTGAACCAGAAAGCGCTGTGGAATATCTGGCAGAAAGCCCTGAAAGCGGTGGGGGTGCGTGTCCGAAAGCCTTATACCACCCGGCACACCTATGCGACGCTCCTGCTGATGGCCGGCGCGAATCCCGAGTGGGTGGCCCGTCAGATGGGGCATTCGGTGATCACCCTGCGCAAGCACTATGGGACCTGGATCGACGGCCCGCGGGATCAAGCGGAGATCGCCAAGGTGCTGGCTTTTACCGGGGGTGGTGTGGATATCCACACCGATAGACGCACTGTTTAACGTAAGTCATTGATTTTAAAGACATCGGAATGGGAGGATCAGCCGTCGAGCCGGTTAATCTTTCACGACATTGCGTGACATATCAAGACACTAAGTTTGACCATGTTTTCTAATGTCATGGTATGTCACGCTATATCCGCACCGATAGA